ATGATGGTGGTTGCGGTTTCTTTAAGTATGTGTACCAAGGGTGTTCATACTCACTTCCTTCAAAAATCCGTGGTCGGGTTGAATTGGGGTTCAATTTCATGTTCAGTAAACTGACAGGTAGATAAATCGTATAGAAGTCTTGTAGCTACACCAACTTCGCCAGAATAGCGATTTTTAAGGACTCGCACAGTCGTAAACCTTCGTTTAGTGTCGCCCTGTTGGTCGGACTCAAGGCCAATGACGTTATCGCTGATTTGAGCAATACTGTGAGATCCCCTGAGACTTGAGAGGGAAACTCTTCCACCTTCTTCATGTGACTTTGATTCATTTGATGCTCTTCGTAAGTGAGATACTAAATACAATGCTATACCAGTACGTTCAACTAATGATCGTAGCTTGGTCATAGTGATATCAATGGTTCTGCGTTCGTCACCTTCCAGACCACTCAGTAATATACTAAGATGGTCTAGGAATATAGTACGACACTCCAATCCACTGGCAAGGTACTCAATCCTATTGTAGACCACGCTAGGATCAAAAGAGCCGAAGCCATCAAAAAGGTAAAGGTGCCAATTATCAATGGTAGAACGAAAATCTTCTTTAAGTTCTGACTCATTTTGTCCTCCGAGGTGTAAAGGTTTACCAACCGCTGTGGACATTAATCCAAGTGCGGTGTTTCTATTACTTGCTTCAAGCTCCACGACCCCAACCCGTTCCCCCTTTTGGAGGAGGTCAGCTGCAAGTTGACGACAGAATGAGGTTTTTCCTGTACCAGTGCCAGCAGTAATTGTTGTAAGTGTGCCGTACCTGATCCCGTGAAGTTTCTCATTAAGACCTTTGAATGGATAGTCATAAGCACATGGTGGTTCTGGTTGTGTTACTAATTCAAGTAGCGATTTTGCATCAACAATGCCATCAGGACGGTACGTCTTTGCGTCCCAGACAGCCCTTCTAATTGCCTCCGAATCACCCGCTTGGAGTGCTTCAGACGCATCTTTGTACTTTTCAAGTCGTGCAATCTTCGCCTTGCCTGGTGGTAAGAGAGCCGCACATTCTTCAGCGGCCTCAATCCCAGCTTGGTCATTATCGAAGAAAAGAACAATCTCGTCATAACCTTGTGTTAAATCTAGTACTTTTTGTAGGTCTTTCTTAGCTCCAGCTGCACCATTAGGTACAGACATGTGAGGCCACGTAGGCATTGCAGCATAACCTGATACTGCATCTAATTCTCCTTCGTATAGAGTCAGTCTTGACCCCTTATTAGGGAATAAGTTTTGACCAAAGAATTGGTTATCGGTATTCTTACCGTCCCAATAGAAATCTTTGCCCTTTGTTTTTACTTTAGCCGCAACTACATGCCCCTTCTTATCGAAGTAATGGAAACGTAAGACATCTCCATCTTTGTGGACACGATATTTACGGCATTGTTCTTCGGTGAGTTTCCGTTTCTTTAAGGAAACAGGTTGGCCTTGTATCATAGCCTTATGGGTAGTTTGCGGTGATGATGGTGGCTCTTCTTCTCCAGACGTTCTAGCATTACAGCTGAAGCAATAAGTATGACCGTCAGAGTAGACGCTATTAGCATCGGACGAGCCACAGTTAGAACATGCAGTGTGGTAGCAGAACTCGGATTCTTCATTTACATTTGAGCCAACTAATTGGGATTGCATAGGAGGCACACCAAGGGAAACCGTGTTTGTCGGCCCACATGGCATAAGTGGTTTTAGAGCGTTTGGATAATTTATTATAAGGTGATTGAAAGATAAACCTAATGTCAAGGTCAGGATGAGACTGTTTAACAGCTAGCATCTTACGTCTATCTGTTGACTTAAACCAACCCTTACATTCTAGGTAGACATCCCCAACCCTAAAGTCAGGGATGTATTTATGCTCAATCACGTAAGGTAGCTTATCTTCTTCATAAGTATAATCTAATTTTAACCTATTTAGTATAGCAGCTACCTCTCTTTCAAGACCGCTTCTCATTAGAAGTCTTCATCTTCTTCAGTACTTTCAGCAGCTACAGGGTTAGGTGCGGATACCTTGAATCCTTTCGTGGCTCCGAACAATGCTGTAGCTTCGTCTGGTGTCATATCTCCGTCATCAACAACACCAGCCCCAGTATTTAAACTGACAACTTGTACTGCCTTTAACTTCAATGATGTACCAATATCACCTGCTGGTAGAACGTATGGCTTTTGGAAGAAAGCTAACTTAACCATCGTACCGCTATATATAGGGGTACTCTCGTCAGTTATTGCAGTACCTTCTGTGTCAACGACAACAGGTACATACTTATCTCCATCTTTCCAACTGAATCGTACTTGATAAAATCCTGGCTTGTTATCTAATTCTTCCCAAGGCTCAGGCTTTACTGTAACTCTCTTAGGGTTCTTTGCTTTGCCTCTAGCCCATTCGAGGCAGCTTTCACGCTCTTCCTCTAGGTCTTTGACAACATCCTTTGATAGGACAGCGGCTAACTTATAGCCCCACTCTCCAGGTTTTAGGACAGCTTGGAACCCATCGAGTAGTACAGGTTCTTTAGTGACATGTGTAGTCATGATGGTGTTTAACAAAAAAAGTAAGTGGAATTAGTGACAACATTAGTATCTAACGTGCCTACTATTGGCGGTGGCTCGGAGGCTTGGATTGTTTCACCAAATCTTGTGAGCCAACATGCTTGCGTGAAGATGTCCGTGTAGGTTTCTCGCACAAGTCTATTGAGTGTTCCCATGTCTCCTGCTCTAGTAAGAACTGAATCATGGATGACTGTGAATGGTTCATTGAACTGTTGAAAAGAACAGTGCAGCAAGGACGCATCCAGTGAATGAATAAAATTAGGGGCAGTACTAGACCTATGTTTTTTAGGACAAGGTTGATGCTCACCCGTAGATAGATTCACCCTAGTTCTCCCTAATAACTGTAGCTCAATACGTTGAACTTTATGCTTATCACGTTGTTGAATGACCACAAAACCACTAGGTGTCACCCATTCTACAACTTCAGCACCGTTCTTAATGTATTCTCCTACATGTTGCTTGATCCAACGCATAACACGCATTGGTCCAGGAACTATAGCATCCATACTTTGATAGACAGCATTGACAACTTGAGTTAACTCATCAGGTTCAGGGGTAATACCCTTCTCCTTTAATGCTTCTCTAATGTATTTCCTTGAGGAATCTTTAGTTGCATTATAGGGTATAGTCATGACGGTTCTCTTACAGGTTCTCCTGTCCATCCAAGAGTGCATCCGCTTAGGCAGATACTTCTTAGCTTCTATGGCAACAGCTTTATATGCATCACTAGGTCGTTCAGCAGGACATACATTAACAAGACTAGCTGTACTAGCATCTTTAGCCAGCCCAGCGAGAATCTGTAGCCCTGAACAGGTGGCGTCAACGGCTACCATTAGACCAGTGGTATTCTTATCACACTCTATACAACAATGGTAGTATTCATGACATGAAGCCATAAACTGCCACGGTTCATCTACATTCTCCCAATCGGGTAGATTAGATAGTGGATCTGTAGCGACCCTCGTTATTAATTCTCTATTATTATCTACCCATTGAATCCTCTCAATTATAGTAGCTTTATCTAACCCAAAGGTAGTAGCTACTTGAAAGGCTAACCACGTTGAAACTGTTCCTCCATCTTTACCTACAGGCTGTTCATCAGCGAAAATCAAAAGTGATTTACCGAAGTCAGTATCTTGAGGTGTTAGAAATGCAGGTATAGGATATGCTCGGCCCCTATAATCGAAGCTCCACGGAATCCAAAACTTATCATCTCTAAATTTCTGAGCAGCTTCTAACTGTGTCCTAGTTCTAACTGATCTCTTAAAGTTAATACGATCAGAGTTATGTGCCTCGGCCTTAGCCCTCTTCCATGCGTGATTTTTCTCTTTATCCTCATCAGCATCTGGAGGTCTAGGTGGATGAAAGGCTGAAGATATAGGAATAAATTTCCCTAGTACTATTCCTCTTTCTTTCAACTCCTCGGCTACACCCAATACATGAGTGTTTACACGGTATGCTACCTTTTGAAGCTTATTTAAAAAAGCCATCGGTACAGTTCCGTGTATTAGGGGGTGGTTAGACTTTCTAGTTAAATCATGACCCTTCATTAAGCGGTTAGTAACGTACCCACCGTGTATAACCTCCCCATCTTTATACACCCAATCATTAGGTTCAACCAACATAGGCCAAGGGATACCACTAAATAACTCAGCGTTCTTAATGAGTTCCTCTTTCTGTGCCATGAACTTATCAGATGGAGCTACTTTACTTTCAGTCTTACTCCGACTTAACCTTTTCCTTTCAATAGTAAACCACTCAGTTGTCTTGATGACAGCTTCCAACCCCCATCTACCTATACATAACCTTGACTTAACAGGCCAATGAATCCATCTGATACCTTTCTCACCCATCTTCTTGCTAGCTATAGCTTCTTTCTGTTTGGTACCACAGGCATCATGGAAATAGGTATCGGATATGTATCTCATTAATCCTGGGTTCTCAGCCTTGTACCATCTAAACTTACACTCACTCTCTAAAGCACCACCTATGCTAAGCATGACAGCTAATGCACGGTCTGTATCTTGACGGGTAGAGAACACATTATCAAACGTAATCTTCAGGATGATGGTGGCGATTGCTAATGGTTCTAGGTCAATGATGTTATCAGCTATAGGCTTGTAGTATTTACCAGCCTGTCCTTTAGTCAGCTTCCAGAAGTGCTCCTCCACATAAGAGATAAGAATCGGTAAGGCTGCCGTTATTGATGGTACTCCGTACACGCTTGCCGAACTGTACGACTTGCTCTCCAACTTCTCTATCGAATCTTTCAGCCTCTGTTTCCCACAAGAGATCGCCTCCTGTTCCAATAGAAATTGTTGGTTGATCTGTGAGGGTGTCGCCATAAGCCAAAAGCATTGTGTAATCGTGCTCATCTAGAGCTTCAATCTGTTGTTGTGTTAGGTCATAGGTCATAGGTTTTACATGCGGGGTAGTTAGGAAAGTCTTCACAATATGATTCCATATTGTTGTAGCATTTCCAGTGTGGGAGATAGAAACCAAGTTCATTCTCAAGTGTCTTATTCTTTACTTGCAAGGCTCCAACAGCTGCGAGTACAATGAGTAGGTTATCAACATTAGATTCATCTGGATCATAGTTGAGTACTACCTCACCGTCCTCATCATCTATATAATAACCTTGGCGGTCAAGTAATTGTGCTAGGTCGTGTACATTAATCAAAGGCATCTTGTGGTAATGTGTCTTGTAGTTGGTCATAGGTCATAATGGTGAAGTCTTCCTTGTTTCTAAGCAAGGCTCTCATCCATCTATGGGCATGTCCAGGAAGTTTGTAAGCACGTTCCTTAATCGTACCATTTTTTAGGTACGCTCGGACAATAGCTACGTGTGATTCTGGTAGATTCCAGTTATCAGCGGCACCTAAACACATCTCGCTATTGAATTGTGTTATCTCATCCGTAGCGTCCCATGCGTACACTTCCCTCCACCTGTTTGGGAAGGGGTCTTGTCTTGCCATCTGATAGAATCCTCCAGTTACGATTGTGTGGTGCAGGTTTGTTCCTTAAGCCATAGCTAAGTATGGCTATAGGGGTTAGGAAACCGTAAACAATAGCTAAAGCTATTAGCGGTGTGTTCATTCGTTTAGCAGCTTGTCATAGTACTCAGAAGGGTGATCCTCATACTCAGGTAAGGAAGAGTAAACTTCCTCACTGAGTGGTGCCATCCCCTCTTCAGCAGCGTTCATCTTAAGGAACTCATACTTGATAGCACTAAGTATCCTCTTTTGAGGCATGGTGAATAGGTCTGTCTCTAGCATTAAGCTGCCTTAGTAGAGCTTTTAGTCTTGCTTTGCTTTGACGCAAGGCTTGTGGGCGTAATGTCCTGCAACCCAATTTCCTTCTTGAGTGATGCTGCCAGTTCGGCGTTATGTTTGAAGAGTCCACTTACGAATTTGATAATGGTTTGCTCAGTGACCCCAGTGAGTCGGATGCTGTCCTCATAGTCCTCTGATAGACAGAGAACATCGTGTTCAGCACAGTAGTACATGCTAGGGTCTTTGATGTAGTACTCGTGGGTTGTCTCGAATTTAAGCATGATGGGTGCGTGATGATGGTGTTTTGGTCAGATAGTTTAGGGCTTGGTGCATCAAATCAGGATCGTCATTGAATTTACCAAACCCAAGGTTACAACTGTTGCAGATGTAGCCCCTGAATTGGTCGGTGTGGTGGCAGTGGTCTAACACCCACCGAGAGGTCAGCCTATTACAGGCTGGACAATTTCCTGGAGGAGGAGGTGGGTTGTCCTTGCGTAGCCTAGCCCTAACAGTTGCGAGTTGATTAGAGCAGGTCTTACAAGTGTTTTTCCTACCAGCCCCTACTGTTGAGAATAGAGGGAAATCCTCCAGGTTTTTAAGTGTATCACACTTCCTGCAAGTTTTCTGGGACATTAGAATCCACGTTGTAGTGTGAGTAGAGATAGTTATCTCGAAGGTCAGTGATACCTAGATCAGCTAAGGCTTGATCTATTGTTTCACCGTTGTCAGGGATAGTGACTGATAACTCAGCCCCCTCCTTGTCATAGTTGATACACTTCTCCATTAAGGTAGGCTCAACTGATTTGTCAAAGAAGAGAACACGTGTGTCCTCTGTGTATGACCCTGTGTATGGCTCAGACATAGCTAAACCTCCCTAGTTTTACAGTTGATGTACGCTCAGGGGCAATACAATTAGTATTAACCCAGAAGCCTAAGCTCATGCGGTCATTTAAGCATAGGTTGATGATGGCACGTCTTGATACACCTCGGTAGATGTACTCCATGCCTGTCTTAGTAGTAACGTGTACTACCCCGTCAATGAGGCTAAGGACATCAACTGTCTTAACCCACTGAGAGGTGCGTCTTGCTGGTTGCATAATCAATAGTTTTGGTGAATGTTTTTAAGGAAGATGTACAGTAATACTACTATACATATCCATACAATGAAGCTGGTCATAGGTAGTGAAAGCCGAATGATAGTGGCTTATGATGGTGGAATCATACCAAGTCCCCAACGTGTGACCATAGCCTCCGCTATGCCTTGGTATGTTTTGCTACGTAGCTGCCATCTATCCTTAGATGGGCCGAGCTTATTCTGCCCACTGGGTGTTTGATTATCCCAGTACCCACACTCAGGCTTAGGTAAGATGTCTGTTGGTACCAGCTTAGGGAGATTCTTGAGCCATAAGCATGTTCGCTTACTCTCAGGATGCCCGAATTGGTAAGGTTGGATAACCTGAGTACATTTACCTAGCTTTGTCTTAGTTGAGATAACAGAGACAGGATTCTCAATACATATGTGTGGGATTGGTGAGTCCCATAATGTCTCGACAAATTCCAGTGCCTTCTGTTGTCTACCATCTGCAATCTTAGCTGCGAAGTGTCTAGCCCCGCTGACTGCTATGTGGGTGCAAGGTGGATGAGCAATGAGATGAGTCCATCCCATATCTAACAGGCCAAGCACATCACCTTGAATGTGTGGCCCCGCTGTCATACTAGGTAGTATGTCACAGCTAACAGCATCAATGCCATGCTTAATGAAAGCATCACGCACTGTGCCGCTGCTCTCACATGCTACCAGTACCTTCATAGTACTCATAAGGCATCGTGCCATTTAGTACCGAAGGCACTCATCATATCCTGATCAGATGGTTCATCATCGTAATCATCATCGTCATCAATGAGATCCACTGGTACCCCAGGCTTTTCAATGATTCCCTGACGTAAACGCTTAGCCTCTAGTCTTAGAATGGCTTGCCATACATCTTCAGGCATAGGTTGTGAGTTAGTCATAGTCGGTGATGTTCCAGTGTCCTGATGGGTGTCTGATGTCCTTGTAGTTTCTGTCATGTAGATCAGTGAGAAAGGCTAGTACGGCTGGATCATGGAGAGCAGCCTTGTTGGTCATAACACTACCATTTAAGGTAGGCATGAAGGTCAGTTGCTTATACATTGTAGATCCTCTTGTGTGTAACCCATGTGATAGCTTGGATGTCACTCGCTTTGTACTTCTCGTTCAGTTCCTCATTGATAAACAAGGTAGCATCCCGATAGTCCTGCTTGATCTTAGCCCTGAGCTTGATGCCTATGTTTGGCACCTGTTTCATGGTTAAGCGTACTCCAAACCATACACTGTAGGCATGGCCATCAATACACACATCATTGTCATGTGATGTGATGCAATGGTAGAACTCAACGATCTTGGGACCGTTCAGTATTTCATCAATAGGTTTCGCTGAGTTAAGAATCTTGAGTGCTTTCTCTTTCATCTTATGGTACGTGCAGCATTTGACAGCTAGCACGTCATCGTCATCGCCATGTCTCCATGCCTTGATGATGTTCTCAGCGTCTATGATGTTACGCTCCCACCTGTTATTAGGTGAGAGGGCAGCGATAACACCCGCACATGTATCAGCACTCAGGCCATACTTCTCAGCCATGTTGATAGCTGTATCGTAGGCCACTGAGTACCAAGCACACCCTTGAGCTACCTCCAATGATGTAGCAAGAGCGAACTTAGCGACAATGTGCCGAGCGTTCTCACTTAATTGAGAGTAGCTCATGAGTTAGTGGAAAGTGTCACCTATATGTTGTGTGTTTGGAGAGAGTAGGAGTTGCACCCACATTACCTAATCTTAGTTACCTGATAGGTGCTAGGCTTTCATGCTTTGCTCTCCATGAAATAGTCCACGTGTACACATCTTCACTTGTTCCCAAGTCAGAGGAGAGTTGGCCCTCATAGTACACATGAACTATGGTTATTGATAGTTCACTTGAGTATTTATACTTACACATCGTCAAGGTCGGTTGATGATTTGATTGATAAGTATATTTACTCATTAATTAATTGTACGCCTTTGTATGCGTACTTAGTGCTGAGGTCTTTGCACACCACCCATGTTCACTACCCACCGACCTGGGTATTCATACTCATCCCATTGAAGCTGTCGCAGTTCCACCTTTCGAGTGGCCCTTGGGTCGCTTTTATGGTAACGCACACTGCTAGTTGGTGCTGCTCCTACCTTCTAAGGGTAGGTCCTGAGTACTTGTTTTTAGTTGTTGGTTGAAAGCCTCGCTTAACTGTTTTTATTATTGCCTCAAATCAAATCGAGTGTCAATAATTGTCAGTAAACCAAAACATTTCATTTGAACCATAAATTAAATTTCATTTGTACTTTTTAAACCTACATTGAATCGGACCATCTGTGAATGAGTAAAAATACTCAACGTAAAAAGGGGTTTTGGTTATATATAGATATACCAATTACAGATGGCCTCTCCCTGGGTAATTATACTTACGTCTACCCCGTATCGCTCCGTATAAATACCTACGTCTACCCCGCAATGCTCCGTATAAATACCTATCGGCACCTCACGGGTTGTCGTTAGGTATAAATACTCAGCAAACTCGGGAGATGATGTTTTAACTGCCCTGTAAAAATGAGTAAAAATACTTATTGACACCAAATCATAAAAAAGGTATAATACTGAGCTTGTCAATATAAGTAAAAATACCTATAAAATCGAAAGGGGGGCTGGGGGGATTGGAAAAATGAGGGACCGATTATATGGTTACGGAAAATTATGTCAAAATTTAAGACCCCTTGAGATACTTATTAATCAGGTTAAGCTGCTCTTCATACTTAGCTGCCATATGCAGTTCAGCTTCAATAGAATCAATAATACTGGGGTGATCAGCTACTCCTACGGGGTTATTCATAATAACTTCTATATTAGCTAGATGCTTCTGTAAATCCCCTTGAGCGTGGGCTAATAAGGCTTTGAGGATTTTCTCTCTCATTAACATTGTTCTTTATGTATAGGTATGTAATACCTCCTACTGGACCTATTATCCTTAATAGTAGTAAGAGTAATAATAATTTACGGATCATGGCTTCGCAAACATGATAGTTAGGGGGGAAGAAGTAAAGATTGTGTCTTATTCTCCTTCCCTTTGACCGCTGTTTCCACACACGAAGAGCACCACTTCTCCGTGTATTAGGGGGTGGTTAGACTAAACCCAGGTAGGGACACCGTTTTTAGCTGTGCCTCTAGCTTGTTGTCTTTGTTTAAAATCCATCCCCATTGCTAGGTAATTAGCTTCAGATTGAGGGTCATCCATCCAAGCTTGAAGGTGGTCTTGCCACTCTTGTTTTTGTCTATCTAGTTTTACGGAATCAGCTGAGATGGAGAGGGCATCAGTAAACCATTTGACACCTTGGGCAAGGGCATCGATCCTGTCGTCGTGTTTAACGGCCCCTTTTTCCCTACACATTCTTGAGATTTGGTATCCAAGCATATATTGGAATCTAGTTTCAGTTGGTCTTTCAGACCCCGAATCATAATCCCATTTAATAACTCTGGGATCAATAACCAACCTGTGCTGATTAAAAACAGGCTCGAGGCTGTCAATAATACGATCTTCTTTCCTGACATTAGCTCTTGTTTCCTCTATGTTAATTGGTACGTGTTTGTTAATGGCATGTTTTCTAAATAACTCGGATATCATGCCATCACCAAAGTTAGATTCTATTAATAAGGTTGATGCTTTATATTTATTACATCTAGCAAGTATGGCTAATAAAGTACTGTCTGAATAACCGTCTGTAGAGGCGTAGATTTCATGTAAATACATTATCCCATTCAACTGGGAGATATAACACGCTACAGTCTCATCTGACCCCCTTCCAGAGGGGTCTACGCTGCAGATAGTTTCACTATATGGTTGCCATTCTCCTTGAACCTGCATAGGGCTGTAATAATAATCACCAGGAAGCCCTACACAAGGTAAGTCTTTAACTATGTTGTCTTTACTTGAGCACCAGATAATGTTTTCTGGGGCTGTTTCGGGGTTGACTGGATTAATGATGAGATCGGCAAATTTAAGAGGAAACTTTTCTGCATCAGAGAGAGAAGTGTCCAACATAAACTGTAACATAAAGTTGCTACGACCCATAGCAGATTCACGTTCCAGCAGATCGTCCTCCTTAAATCTTGTATCCGTTGGATTCCAAGTGAGATCTTTTTCATTTTCTAAGTCTTGTTCTAGTTGTGGTGCGAGTAAACCATCATACATAGCCACCTTTCGAGGGTATCTAGCTGGCCATACAAAAGGTTTATAAGCTCGTTCCCTGAGTTTGTTATAGACGGTGAAAGTAGTCTGAGGAGTTCCAAGGAACATGATACGAGAATCAGGTTTAGGAGTAAGAATAGACTCGCACTCAGTAACAAGTTGAAGAAGTTTTTCACGTTGTAGTTCGGTCATACTGTTATTAGGCACCTCTACATCGTCTAATACCATTAAATCGGCACGAGATCCAGTTAATTGTCCTGTAATACCAACTGATTTAACGCTAGGTGCTTGGTGAGGTGCAGCTGGACCCACATCAAAGCTAACTCTGGACCATCTCTGGTCATCATTCTTAGGTTTGAGGTGTGACATCCAGGGGACTTCCAAAATTAATCTTTGGCAGAAGATTGAGAATGAATCTGCTCTATCCTTAGAAGCCGATACAACCATGATCTTCTTATTTGTATCGTTATATAACGTCCAAAGAACAAAAGCTGCAGTAATCCAAGATTTACCAACACCTCGAAAAGCTTGAATTTGGAGTCTCTTGGGTCCATGTTGTAAATATTCTGCTATACAGAGCTGTGCTCTAGTAGGTGCAGGTAGAGCTAAGTGTGTCCATATACCCGTTAGGAATAGACGGAAATCTTTTTGCAGCTGCACCGCTAAAGGCTCTTCTTTTTTCTTTCTAGGCATTAATCATACCTACTATCGTCAGAACTAAGTGGCGTATTCATTAGATTTATTTCATCCTCACGTCTGATCCTAAGACCTTCCATGTACTGACCATCTGAGTAAACGAATTTACGCATCATTCTATGTATATCATTTACATCACCACTCCTCACAGCTTTCTGTAGATTAGGATAATCAACGGATTCCATAAAATAAGGACCAAGGTTATAAGCAAAAGATGCCATTCCAGTTTTCTGGTTTATATTCATCTTCTGGTAAGTAGGTTCTTTTTCTAACTGCTCTATTCCTTGATTAACAGCAAACCTCATTAATTTATGTGCCTTAGCTTCATTAATTGTGTCTCCTTTTCTAACCCTTGAGCCATCTTCATAAAACTCATTACCATACCCAATAGTCCATTGACCTAAATGAGTAGTACCGTCTTTTTTTGTTGACTTTACTTGATAAGCATCTGGACTGAACTTTTCTTTATCTATTAGAAACTTGTCTAACTCCTCATAGTCTACATTGTAACCCATGTTTGTGGGTACTGGTGGAAGAGGGGGTACAGGCTTTTCTTTTTTCCATCCCATAGTTTGTATATAAAATAGGTTTAAACCCCCTTGCAGGGGCTTGTAGGTACCTTACAGGGTCATTGTATCCAATTAAGGATCAGTGACTCTCTAAGTTGGTTTGGTGGGAAGTTATCCCTGAACCATGTTAGCCAGTTTTGACTTCCTTTGCTTTGATTACACGATACACAAGCGGGAACACAGTTCCTAGTATGGGAACAACCTCCCATACATCTGGGCTGTACATGATCAATGGTAAGATCATTCTCGTTATGGAATTTTCCACAATAAATACATTCATAATTGTTTGCCTCTTTGATAGCTTTTCTCCAGAGTCGATTTGCCTCAGATGAAGTCATAGCTAGTAAATTGTATGTGTAATGGTTTGCGTTAGGAAGAACTGGTGTCATTTTTTACCACGATTTCTTGCTCGGTTTTTAGATGCGTTTTCTCTAACTAATTTTCCTGATTTAGTATGTGAGAAATCTTTACCGCCTTTCCCGTAAGCTTTAGCTTTACGCCTAGCTCTATTCAGTTCAGCACGGTATTTTTTATTGATCTTGAGCTTATTTCGTTGCCTTTGTGCTGCGTTCTTTTTCTTCCGAGACAAAGGATTCTTACGGTAGTTACGGGCACTCTTCTTGAGTTTAGAAAGCGGGAGTTTCTTAGGGGCCATTAGCGTGTTACTGCTCGTTGTACTGCATCAAAATCAACCTTTGGCATGAGGTCAGCTAGGGCACCAAGAGGAGATCCATCCAACGCTATACCTGTGATATCATTCTTATACAGCCAATCAGCTGCCGCTTTAAGGTCTGCAGTAGTGGCTTCACCAGCTTTAATTCTCTCTAAAAACTCTTTAGTAATTAAACTGTGCAGCTCATTGAATTGAGCCTCAGTTGCTCTAGCTTTAGTCATTATTTAGGTAATAAATTCTTCTTTACAAGTGCCACAGCTTGATCATCAAGTGTGTTGTCTGTGGATTTTGCCAAGCCTTCTAGCAAATCAACAACAAGTTGTTTAACTGCTTTGGACTTCAAAAAGGCGAAAAGGATAGGCTTAATTAGTACGATCATTTTTTAGTAGTTTTCTTAGTGGATTTTTTAGCTTTAGCTTTTTCGGCTAGAAGTTCTCTAGCACTTTTACTTCCGTAGGTCATATTTAAAAAGGTTTATACCAAGGTTTCGTTTCCTTGGGTGGAGTGTTTTGTTTAATATAAGAAGCGATAGATACAATGTCAGAACACATAGTATAGAAAGGGGATTTAGGATGAATCATAAAACCTTTCTGCTGTAACTCAGCACATTTAAGTGCTCGTACTAACTCATAATCTAATCGCATCTTTTCTTCTTGTCTTGCTGCTATGCGTCTACACTGTTTTAACCCACTCTTATCTAAAGGTACCATAAAGTTAATTTGAAAACCATAGTTCTCATTCTCTACATAAGCTTCAGGGTCATGTGGCTGTGTATTATTACCCATATAAAATGGGCTAAACGTCATAGTAGAACCGTTACAACTTATATTAGGACCGTAATGCTGCCTAGACGGTGCTCCATTATTCTGGAATTGCACCGCCTGATTGGTTACATTACCTGTCGCAGCTGCAACTGGATTTGATGTGTTTTGTACCTCTGGCTCGCTAGCTAGTGAGGGGCTTCCTACTGTGAGAAGACTGATAAGGACGTAGTAGTAGCGTTTGTTGTGATACTTCTGTCTATGTCTATTGTCTCTACTACAGCTCCTGCTGCTCTGGTTGTTATCTCCAGAGTGAAAGGATCTCCAGCTGCTGTCACCGAGAATGTGGTCCCACTTCCAGAAACATCTGCTGAAGGGGTTATATTTTCGCCAGTCCATTTAGAGTAAGCTCCTCCAAACAGTTCGTGGTCGATAGTCTCGGTAATTGTTTGTGTGGTGGTCGTGGTCGATTGCATAGAACCCTGTGTGAAATTTGGGGTTACTAATTCTGCTCTCGCTACCGTAGGTGCCATCAGTATGAGAAATAAACATAATTTTTTCATTCGTCTTTTTTCTTAACCATAGGGCAATTTACTGTTCCTTTGTCCTTGTTATTGTTACCAGTAGATAAACCAAAAGTTGCAAGTGCTCCAGTAAATACCGAAGCAACGAACGTGATATCGCTATTGCCAGCTTTCTTTATCATAGGTAATTCTACGTAGTTCATCGTAATAATAAAACCACTCCAAACCACAACTCCCAGACGGACAAATGTACCTAAGATTTGGATTTGGTGTTCTTGATCCTCTGCTGCGTCTTTGAGCTTTCCGAGGAGTCCTTTTTTTTCTTCCTGTTTTCCTTCCATTTATTAATTTTACCTTGTAGGAATTTCTGTACCTTCTTTTTGATTGGTTCAAATAAAGACTGAGTAACGCTAGTTGTAGCAACTGCCACTACTGCTGTAGTAACTGCTGTAACAACCACAGCTGTCTCAGGTATTGGCATCTGTATGTCCAATACAGGAATATTCAGTTTAGGTGGTTGGACTTGTCCTGTAGACTCAGGTTCAACCCCCTGTGGTGGTCGTAAATCTGTAGGAGGTACAACTATAGCTGGAAAAGCAGGTATATGTGCGTTAGGAGGCTTCAGTTCTGCCTGTGGTATAAGTAAACCTTTAGGTAAACCAAAACCTTCGGGCAAATTAACTGAAGGTAGTTTCAATTATTCGTGGTGATCAACTTCCAGAACTATTTCCTCTTCAGCATCATGCTGATGTAATTCCATTTGAGGATGGGCATAAACAGAGGTAACAGAAAATAGTGTTAATGCAAGTAGTAAAAGTTTCATTGATTTTTAAAAAGAATAAGTTTTACGATGTCCAAGGGACACCAGTTTTAATGGATAGATCACCAGCAAGTTTGGATTCTAAAGCAGCTATGTTATCTGAACCTAAACCATCTGCAACCCATTTAAGCACATTAGCTTTTGTAAGGTCAGCAAATGGTATAGTTAGATCTCCGTCTGTATCAAGAATACCTAATGATGTTTCTATATTCGTACCGTCTGAAACAGTAAGTTTATAATGGACTTTGGCGACTTTATCGCCTGATCCCCTCACTAAATCATCAATACTCCATGTGTTTGTAATTGCCATGTTTTATTGTAGAGTTAAGTTTTCTTCAAAGTCTTCACTTTCTTGTAGTGGTAGTGGATCAGCACATGCTCCATCTCTATTGTGATCAATCTCTTCCTCTATAGGTCGCCAATGTTCTTTCCATTCTCCAGGGATTTTAGGATCCCCAGTAAAACCTCTATAAAGCCAACCAGTACATAAATATTTTATTTCGGACTCGGGTGCAACACCTCTATGAACAAAAGCTGATGTTGCAGGGAATATAACCATTCTACCAGCTTTAGGCTGTACTCTAGTACCATCGACAAATTCAGTATAACCACCGTGTTTAATATCATTAAAATACCAAATAAAGGTAAGCTCACGAGTATCAGCAGCATCTGTATGCCACGTATAGAAACCACCAGGAACAGTACGTTGTATCTGATACCCAGTATCTTCTAATTTTTGTATAGGATAATGTTTACATAGCTTAATCATCCGATTCTGGTAATTAACCAAAGCTCGGCCTAAAGATTCTTGTAACTGCTTATCTTCAGGTCGCCAGTGTTCAAGACGACTAACCATTAAATCTTCAGACTGCTTTACTAAAGGTGCTCTACCCATACCTGTTGTACCTTCATTTTGATTTTCAATATCGTGTTCAAACTTACCGATCATATGCCTACACAGCTCAGGTGTCAGCTGATTATCGATAATCCAAATCTGATCTTTAAATGTTGGATAGGTTTTTTTAAATAAATTTTTCATAAGTGGTTAAATTTTTGGTGATGAATCCATTGGCTATTACGCTGGTATCTGTCTGGATGAAAACCATAACTAGATAAGTCAACAGCATAGATTGTATTTTCTTTGTATGGAACTATAAAATTTGAATGGTTAAAGTCTGCAAATGTCCAGTCATCATCCCTTAGAACAATGTCTTCGTGAATGATATCCCAATATTTCTTAGGATAACATGCAATATTACATCCCTTGATAAACTCAATTTCTTGTATTACGATCATTCCTTCTCTTGTATAACTAAATTTAGGTACTTTAATACGATTAAAAGAATCCTGCTTCAGTCTTTCCAAGTTATCTACAACTGTACTAACCATTTCTAGATTAGTACAGTATATAGTCTTAATAAGTTTAAAAGTTGTATGTATCTGTCCACTGTCTTGTCCTAACTGACTTGACCACTTAATCAAGTCTTCATTATGTAGCATAATGCATAGTAAGGTGGCCTAATATCAAACGAAGCACCAGAACCTGTAGAACCTGTAGTTGCAGAACCACTCCCTGTAGTTGCAGAACCAGCTCCTGTATTACCACCAGCACTACCTGTGTTGTAAGCACCTTGCTCACTTGTAGTAGCAGTTGCGTTACCTGTGTTTCCAGGGCCAGTATTATTAGTTGTAGGTGCTGAGTTTCCTGTGTTACCAGATCCACTAGCGTTAGTATTAGATGTACCAGAGTTTGTGTTATGGCTATGCCCACCAGCACTGGCAGTGTTGTACGAGTTATTATCCCAGTTACTATAGTTTCTATTTCTATAACTATGAGCATTTGGATAGTTAGATCCATCATAACCACCTGCAACAGTAATACCATGACTATGGTTGCCAGTATTATTAGTACTGTGGGTATGCGAATTCATATTGTGGTTATGATTCGGCGTACTATGTGTATGGTTATTTACGTTATGCGAGTGATTACCAACACTATGACTATGATTACCTACGTTATGATCATGTGCTCCAATAGAGTGAGTATGGGAACTTGCACTGTGAGTATGGCTTCCACCTGAGTGGGTATGACTACCTCCACCGTGAGTATGAGCTGATAAGTTACTTGTACTCAAAGTTCGTGTTTTAGATCCACCTGTATCATCTACATCATAATCTCCGTCAGTATTATGATGACCAACAACAAATCTACCTCTTAAGTCAGGAGTGCTGTTTGAACCATTACATAGTACAAATCCTGAAGGGATTGATCCCGAAGAACCAGACCAAAGCAGAATCATACCTGTTACAAACGATTCAATACCAGTTAAGTTTGCTCCACTTACTGCTGGGAGTGTAGAAGGAAATCTAGCGTCTGGTATAGTACCAGAAGAAAGAGCACTTGCGTTTAAGTTTGTTACAGACGAACCATTGCCATTAGTAGCTAACTTACCAGCAAGAGAGTTTGTAATTGTTGTTGAGAAGTTTGCATCATCACCAATAGCTGCTGCTAACTCGTTAAGAGTATTCAGAGCTGCAGGTGAACTATCTACTAAGTTTGATACTGCTGTATCTGCATAAGCTGTAGTAGCAATCTTTGTAGAGTTATTACCAGCACTTTGAGTTGTAGCTGTATCTAATCTAGCTGCTGCAACTGTTCCTGAAGTCAGGTTAGATGCACTTAAAGTTGTTAGATCAACAGTAGCCCATGTTAAACCACCTGTATTACCAGATTGTTTCTGTAGGTATTGACCATTACTACCAGCGTTAGATATTTTTAAGTTATCTTCATCAACGGATTGAGAAGACATATGCTCTAAATCGACTGCTCCAGCGGCTATATGCTCTGAGTTGACTTGATCATCAGCTATATTATCACTTTGTATGCAATCACTAGATAGGTGAGCATGATCTATACTTCCATTTGTATAATGTTCTGAGTTACAAGCGTCATCAGCTAACTTAGTTCCATCAATAATATCTGCTTCTAATTTAGCTTTTACAATTGATCCTGTTCCTAGTCTTCCTACAATAGAAGCACTAGAAACATTAGCCATATCTTCAGCTGCTACAGGATGACCTCCTGCTGTCGAGCCGTCATGTACGACAAGGGTTTCCTTATCGGTATCTACAGTAACTTCTCCTTCGGCTCCAGTGAAGCTACTGTGTTGTGACGTAGTTCCACGTCTTAGTTTTAATAATTTTGCCATTAAATTGTTCCGAAGTCTAAGGTTAAGTTAGTTGTTGTAATTACGTTAGGAGCAATAGTTTGTCCAGCTATTAGAGCTATAATTTCACTAGCTGTTTGATCAGCAGTAGCACTCGCCTCAATAGCGTTTAGCTTTGAGAGAAGAGTGTCAGTGAAAACATTACTATCAGAAGCTGAATTAACAAGCGATCTGATTTCTGCAGCAGTCTGATCACCTGTAGCTGAAGCTTCAATACCATCTAACTTACTCTTTAAAGTATTAGTAAAGTTATTTTGGCTTAAACCGCCATCTCCAACTGAATAAGTCGTGTTTGTATCGGTTGAACTTAAAACTCCATTACTGATACTAAGGTTTGTACCAACTTTAATTCCACCTAAAGTGCTAGACGATGCAGTAGGTAAAGAGTAATTATTCGCACTAGCTGCAACACCATTTAATTTACTATGGTCTGCATCAGTGAACACATTTGAATCAGTAGCTGCCTCTACCGCTGCTCTTATTTCTGCATCGGTTTGGTCAGCAGTTGCTGAAGCCTCTATAGCATCTAACTTGCTTTTTAAAGTATTAGTAAAGTTATTCTGTGTTAAACCACCGTCTCCTACTGAGTAGGTTGTAACACTAGCCCATGTAAGACCACCTGTATTACCAGACTGTTTCTGTAGATATTGTCCATTAGATCCAGTATTACTGATCTTTAAATTAGCTTCATCAACTACGTTATCTGTAATAGTTGTAGCCCCATCAGAAGAAGATGTCACTTCTCCGCTATGATTAGGGTGTGTATAGTTATTAGCAGAACTAGCTATTCCATCTAATTTTGAACCATCAACTGATAAATCTCTACCGTCAACTGTTTGAGATCCTGAGAATGTTATATTACCAGTCATCTCACCACCAGCTTTAGGTAACTTAGTACCTATAGTAGTAGCTGTAGTAGCAGCATAATTAGCATCATCTCCTAAAGCAGCAGCTAATTCATTGAGTGTATTCAAAGCACTTGGTGCTGAGTCCACTACATTAGACACAGCCGTATCAACATAAGCAGTAGTAGCAACTTTAGTACTATTATTTGAAGCTGCTTGAGTTGTTGCTGTAGTTGCGGTATTAATTGTACCGTTCAGATCACCTGAGAAGGTTGTTGCGGTAAATGTACCACCACCTGTGATGTTCTTACTGTTAGCATTTAGATGCCCACCTAATACAGGTGAGGTATCAGCAGATACACTTGTTATACCACCAGAAGATATACTTTCCCAAGCACTACCATTATAGTATTTTAATAGATTATTAGTATCGTCATACCAAAGATCACCTTCTGAAGGACTACTAGGAGGGCTAGTGGCTATCTTATATTCATTTGCATAACGATTTACATCTGCAATAGATCCAGCTACTGTATTAACATTTGCTATACTCCCACCAACATTATTAACATTCGTTATATTACCAGCAACCGTATTCATATTAGTAACATTACTGGACGTAGCCAGTGTGTTCATGTCAGCTACAGCATCTGCTGTACCTAATATGTTTAGATCCTCTACAATAGCCGCTGTCCCAAGAGTGTTGAGATCAGCTACAACGTCAGCGGTACCTAGAATAGCTAAATCAGCTACAGCAGCAGCTGTTCCTAACCGTCCTATCTCTGTTGCCTTAGCTGCTACAGCACCTATATCTGTTGCGTCAGCAGCTACAGCGTTGATGTTTGTAGCATTACTAACTACAGCATTAATATTAGTAGCGTTACCAGCCACAGCAGTAATATTAGAATTATTACCAGCCACAGCAGTGATATTAGCATTATTACCCGCAACTGTAGTTACATTTGCGTTATTTCCAGCTACTGTAGTTACATTACTTGATATATCCGCAACAGTTGTAATGTTAGCCGATATATCAGCCAACGTATCCATATCAGATACTATTGCTGTAGTAGCAAGAGTGTTAAGATCAGATACTACATCAGTAGTTCCAAGTATTGCTAAGTCTGCTACAGCAGCAGCTGTACCAAGCCTTCCTATTTCAGTGGCTTTACCTGCAACTGCAGTTACGTTAGCATTATTAGTAGCTACTGTGTTTATATTTGATGCATTAGATACAGCTGAATTGATATTTGATGCATTTGAAGCTGCTGCGTTAATGTTTGAGGCATTAGATACAGCACTATTTATATTACTTGCATTACCAGCTACAGAAGTGACGTTAGATGCTATACCAGCTACAGTTGTAATGTTGCCTGATATGTCAGCTAGTGTATCCATGTCAGATACTATCGCTGTAGTACCTAAAGTATTCATATCAGCTACAGCATCAGCAGTACCAAGTCTACCTATTTCTGTTGCTTTACCAGCCACTGCACCTATATCTGCTGCATCGTTTGCTACAGTAGTAACATTAGAAGCTATTCCTGCAACTGTAGTCACATTAGAAGCTATATTAGATACTGAAGTTACATTTGAAGCTACACCTGCAACTGTAGTTACATTACTTGAGACTCCCGCCACCGTTGACACATTACTGGAAATACCAGCAACAGTGTTCATATTATTGACATTACTGGTTGTAGCCAGCGTATTCATGTCATTTACAACATCTGTTGTACCTAGAGTGTTCAAATCAGCCACAGCATCAGCTGTACCTAATCTCCCAACCTCTGCCACTTTACCAGCTACAGCAGTAACTTCAGATGAAATACCCGCAACACTTGTGACATTACCAGAAATACCTGCAACAGTAGTCACATTAGATGAAACACCAGCTACTGTATTTACATTACTGGTCATACCAGCTACAGTATTCATATTATTGACATTACTTGTCGTTGCAAGCGTGTTCATGTCACTAACAACGTCAGCTGTACCCAAAGTATTCAAGTCAGCAACAACATCTGCTGTACCTAAAGTGTTGATGTCTGCTATACAGTCTGTCGTGGCTAGTAAAGCCATATCTGCCACTGCAGCTGTAGTACCTAATGCTTGTATCTTTGCTATATTATCTGCACAAACTTCAAGACTATTCCCTGTTCCTGTTGTAAGTGCTCCAGTAATTAACCCAAGATCTTCTGAATAGGTGATATTTCCTGAGACAGTCGAAATATCAGTTAAGACTGATTGACTAGGAGTAACAACTTTAAAGGTAGTCCCATCATGTACTCTCATCTCCTTGTTAGAAGACGAATCAAACCAAAGATCACCTGCTGCTAAAGAGTTACCTCCTCCATCTGTAGTCGGTGCTGATGTTGATATCTGATATAGATCAGCAAAGTTATTAACATCAGAGATATTTGAACTAACATTATTTACATTTGAAATAGAACCGCCGACATTATTTACATTTGAAATAGATCCTGCAACGGTATTTATATTTGTCGCATTACTTACCGCTGTGTTAATACTAGCAGTAGCAGCAACAACATTGTTAATATTAGAAGCATTTCCAGCTACAGCATTAATATTAGAAGCATTTCCAGCTACAGCATTGATATTTGTCGAATTATTAGCTACAGCATTAATGTTAGAAACATTTCCAGCTACGGCATTAACATTAGAAACATTTCCAGCAACCGTAGTTACTTCAGTAGCTTTTGGAACTTGTCTATGGAATGTATAAGTATTTAATGTCGTAGTTGTTTCTACGATCATTCCAAAGGTAGCAGCATATGTTGTGCTATTAGCTAAACCAGTAATGGTGACGGTTGAGTTACCGACAGTACCGTTAGCAATCGTAGCCACTCCTGATCCATTTGAGGTGAGGTTACTAGCGAGAGCCTTAATAGATACAAGAGTTCCAGCCCCGTTATTAACGTCAGGGTTAGCGTTAGGAAAAGATGTTTCATTAGCTATGGGCACGAAACCACCTACATCATCTACTAGATCTGTTATACGAGCATCTATAGCTGCTGTAGTGGCAATTTTATTATCTGCTGCAGACCAGGATTCACCTGATTGTATTTCAGCAACACTTCCTAATTTGTAGAAGTTTGCATCTACTTCTGTTTCTGTATAGTATCTACCATCTAATGCACCAGTTGTTATCTCACTAGCGGTTAACTTGTCAGACTGTAATAGTGTTTTAATTTCACTTGCTGTCTGGTCTGCAGTAGCTGAAGCTTCAATAGCATTAAGCTTAGAATGATCAGCATCTGTAAAGACATTGCTATCACCAGCACTTTCTACTAATGTTCTAATCTCAGCAGCAGTTTGATCAGCAGTAGCATTAGCTTCTATAGCGTTTAGTTTGCTATGATCAGCATCAGTAAATACATTAGAATCAGTAGCAGATTCTACTAATACCCTTATCTCTGCAGCTGTTTGATCATCAGTTGCCCCAGCATCCATAGCATTTAGTTTACTATGGTCAGCATCAGTAAAGACATTGGAATCTGTAGCAGCTTCTACAGCTGCCCTGATCTCTGCGTTTGTCTGATCTCCTGTAGCGTTAGCTTCAATAGCATCTAGTTTACTCTTGTCAGCAGCCGACATGCTACCTGCATTACTTCCAGTCGAAGCTTGTAGCTTGCTACCTTCAATCGCTGCACTTGCGTTTATGTCTGCATTGACAATCGTTCCATCTACAATCTCATCACTTGATATAAATGATGTAGAAGTAGCTGGACCTCCAAATATTTTATTCTCTAGATCAAAAGCTTTGTTTCTAGCCTCTTGTGCTGTAAAATTTGACTCCTTATTTGCTGAGTTTAAATCAGTATGCCTAAGAGTACTACCTCCAGCAAAGGTAGTGTATTCCCCAGAGCCATCTCTGGTCCTACGTTCAACAGAAACTACCCCTAAATTAGGTATATTCTGGTTAAACGTAATGGTGTCATTGGCTGTGGATAATTGATAGTTATAAAGTTGTGTCCCCACCGCTACGGGAGGGAAATATAATCCAGTTGTATCGTTATATTGTGGGTGAGAGCTAGTTGAAGTAGTGTCTGACGCTGAGCGTGACATTAATACTCTAGTCCCACCTGACAATGTTACATATACATCAAGATCATCTAAGTTATTCAGTTCGATCCCATGCGAACTAAAGGCATTTGTACTGCCATTAGCTGCTGGGAATGTATGTTTAGTTTTAACTGCCATTGATAATCAATGTAATAGGAATGGTGCCTATTTTGGAAACTCTTGTAATAAATAATCAACCTTACCTAACTCTAATAATCTATTCTTTGTCTTTCTATCTTTCACTTTCTGGTTAAGATCAGGGAACTCTTCTTGCATCTGTGCCCAAGCTATCTTTTTAGCTAAAGTAAACTCTTTATGGACATCTCTATAGAAGCGGTTTTTCTTAACATCAATATTGTCAGACTTTAATAAACCTGATTTCTTAAACCCTTCTACATTGTCATGCCATCTGCTATCCATAACTCTCTCTAGATTTTTTCTCAAAGGACCAATAGACATATAGTATTGGAACCTAGAGCGTTCTTGAGAGTTTAAAGGAACTCCTTTATATGTAGTTAATTCATGTGGAAGGTTATAATTAATAGATAACAAACCTTCTTTAATAGGATCTCCTTCTGGCATAGTCACAGCAATAGGACTTATACCATTAAATATCCTTAACAAAGGAGGGAATAAACCAATAGGTACTTGATAAGGTACACCTGAACGGTCTTTAGATAGTACATCATATTTAGGTGGTATAGCATTTTTAACTAAAAGGTCACGCTCAAGGAATTTCTGATGCCAAGCAACAGTCTCACGTTTATGAGCATCCATTATAGAACCTAAGCCACCAAGTGCTCCAGCCCAAGGGAAATGGTTTCTAGTTTGTTGAGCAAAAAACTTACCTATTTTTTGACCACCACCTTCTTGTACTTGAATCATATCAGCTAAATCAACAACTCCAGCCATCATAGATTTTTCTACAAATATTGAAGTGAACATCCACATAGCTTTTTCACCAGCTTCAGTCATCTGATCTTCACCTAATACATCAGCTGAGTTAAATACGTTAGCCACAAACGAGAGTATCGTATTAAATGGCTCCATATTTTGATAACTAATGTAAAGATTACCAACTTTAAATGAGTTTGGTTTGATACCATTCAAATCCCAAAGCTTACGGTTCTCCCTATCTCTAGGGTAATCACCAGTCATCATACCTGTAGCCGCTAAAGTAGCAGCCATAAGCCCTGCCATCTGACCTGTAGCTATACGACCTTTAATCAAAGCTTGTTCAGATGCCATATCTTCAGGTCTGATACCATATTTTGTAGGAATAGTATCACCCGCATCTGGTTTCCAATTCATAATATCCATGTATCTACCAGTCACACGTTCCATATCTGTATGTGCCCAACTAAGTCTAATAGCATTATAACCAGTTCGTACAAATGGGAAGAACAATCTACCTAAAGGCCACTGCTGCATCTGTTCCAACCATTTCCAACCTTCAGGTAAGGCTTTAGTCATTGTAGCCTCATCACCTGCTAGTCTAGCTGCATCATCAGAAACAATCCACATATCATGTTTGTTCTTTGAAAATACATTTCTACGGAAACCATCCTCATTCTCTAAAGCCCATTTAGAAAGCTTATTTGCATCTATACCTTTATCAATACCAGCCTTAGCTGCCATCATACGCATTTGCATACGTCCAATTATAGTCCTAGCCATAGCATCACCAGCACCCATAGCGTTTTGACTGAATCGCATCCAAGGTGAAGCGTTGAAATCTACAACATTATTCAAGAACCCATACATAAACTGCTCACCTTCTGTGGCTTGAGATTTATAATAAGGTTCTAAAGCTTTAAAATTAGCTATATCTTTTTCGTGATCAAAACGTCCAATATAACTTTGTGCTTCTCTCTTTATACCTTGGTCCCAGTTGTGTTTCCACATCTTAATACCTTCAGCATATGCTTGAGACATAGCATCTATTTGAGCAGCCGCAATAGCAACTTGATCAACATTACCACCTAATTTAGCACCAAGCCATGCTTGATATGGTCTAAGCATACCTATTATTAAAGTACTAAAGTTAGCTTTAACAGGTGTTTTTATGTTACTTAAGATAGAATTGTAATATGCAGAACGTAATTCTGTAGTGATCCTAGAGTTTACCTTGGAACCTCCTACATTTTTATCGTATAAAAACCCACGTTTTCTAACTAAAGCATTTAAGTATTCATGTATATGAGAATAAGTTGTGACTATACCACCTGATAACCTATGCATTTCCATAAGATCATGTGCCATATCACTCTTCCCATCTATTGCTAGCTTTCTTACCTCATCTATATACCGTTTAGTTTCCTGCTCTATATTCCTTAACTCTATATTAACTTTCTTAACACCTTGAGGGTCCATTATTTTGATCTTGTGAGCAGATAAATTAGATCCAGATAGGTAGCTTATCTTTTTATGCTCAACAAGTAAGACTTCCATAGCATCATATATCTGCTCTACCTGTCTTGCTCTGGAAATTCCTGGTGGTAAATCCACAGCACCTGCAGCAATAGACGATACTTGTTTTGCTAGAGTATGTATAACGATTTGAATTGCTAACTTACCTTCAGCCTTAGCGTGAACACCAAGATCTATCACTTCACCATTTGGACCTTCAACTTCTCCCCAATCAATGCTACGTTTCCGTTTCATTTTAGGGTCATTCAACCAGTCCTTCAAGGCTTTTGCTGCATCCTCAGATCCATCTATAGCTTTATAAATCTCTTCTACCTGTGCAATAGCCACACGTTTCAGGATTTTCCAATCCATACCTGCTTGGAGTCTAACACCCCAATCAGCAATAGCTTCTGCAGCTTCTACTATATATTCTCTAATACCTTTATCACCTAAACTCATATTCTTTAGAGACGCTTCAGTGACTAAAGCACTAGGACTACTAGGAGTATCACCTGCTTTCAAACTAACATCAGCTTCTCTAATATTTTGAGATAAAGCTGCATCATTACGTTTAGGTTTAGCTGTCCTCCTTCGTGGGTTGACAGGTTTTTCATCAGGTTTTATAGGGTCTTCAACATCAGGAGTATAAGTAGATTTCTCAGAAGAGTTGAACTTTTCAGGATCATTAAAAGGTGCTGGTTTCCTTAAACCATCTACCTCATCTTCACCTAACTGACGGAAACTTTTACCAAAGTTATCAAACCAAGGGTCTTCTTCTCTAGTACCGAATCTATTAGCTTGGTCATCTAAATCTTTTAGGACCAGATCATTCATTAATTGAGCATCATAAAGCTTAGGATCAATACCAACTCTGTTTCTTAAAATCCTATCAACGTAAGGTTTAGAAGCATCTTCACCATCTAATAGACGATAGTACTCATCTAAATCATAGTAATCTAACCATTTTTCATTATATTCTAATCTATAATTACGGTTAGAAACACCTTTACCTTGGCTGCTTTCTACAGCTGCCATTTCATTATGAGCTATCTCATCCCTAGCTAACCCTTTTGCTACTTCTTCATCAATTACTGCGTTACCTGCAGCGTTAGCTTCAACTTCAGGTACACCTTTAGATCTTAATCTGTGAGCTTTCCAAGCACCTTTAGCATATCCTGCAATAAAGTGACCTAGTATATTAACACCAGCACCTGTAGTAACAGCTTTGATTCTAGCTAACCAAGGGTTATCCTCTGGTTTAGCTGCTAAAGCTGATGAGAAAGGCACCCAAGGGGCATACTCATCTACTAAATTAGCAATGTTACCATACTCAGAACTCTGAGAAATCAAATCTGCAATAGCACCTTCAGCTGCAACGTAAGGTAGTTTAGGGAAAAAGGAAATTAATCTAGAACCTCTCTTCCCCATACCAGCTACTCTCTGTGCTTTATATAAAGATTTAGCAGCTAACGCACCTCTACCAACACCAGCAGTAGAACCAACCCCACCTGTGACATAAGCTAGAAGACCAAACTCAACAAGACCTCTTGTGATTTGACCTAGACCAGATTTGTTTTCTGGTACATACTCATCTGGTATATCCCACCAAGCACCTTTTTGGTAATCTTTGTGGAATGGATTGTTCACATCATCTTGTACACCTGAAAGCTTATTTACCGCAGTCTGAGCTGTATCACCTACTAGATCAAGGAAACTACCAGCACTGTCAACAGCATCTGCACCACCACCTACAATAGCAGTACCAACTTCTTGGACTGCTTGTAAAGGATTGTCAGCTATAAAGCCCATGTCTTTATTAGCGTTACCACCTTCAGTGGCTACAGCTGCCTTTTTCATCTCTTCTTCTTCTAAGGCTACTACATTTTTTGTAGAAAGCCTTTCCATTGCATCTGTTGTATTTGTATCAAAGTTGGGATCTTCCTGTACCACTGACTGTACATCAGGGTCATCCCAAGTTAAAATTTCATCCATTAGTTATTGACCCCCACGAAGTCAGATTGTAGTTCAGGTCGTTCCATTAATAATCTTTCCACTTCTTTAGCAAACGGACCGTGTAGCTTGCTATCAGATTTGTAAGTTGTTAGAATCTCTAAGAAGTTTGTTCGACCAACATTGTTTGCAGCTTGCTCATAAATTTCATTCATAACATCCTTACCTAAGACAGAACGTAACATATACTGAGCCTCTGTACTCTGTGGGTTCATACGAGTTCCCCACCAAATAGATGATAAAGCTTCTTTGTCCTCAAATAAATCTAATAGTTCTAAATGATTTTCTGCTATTTGTATATCCTTTTTCCACTTAGCGTGTGCAGGGTTATAAACTCGGTTAGCAAGTTCTTGCTGCTCGCCAGCGTTTTCTAAAGGCCACGGTATAGTCCTAGATATTGGCTTGTCGATCATCTGCTCTGGTTCGTCAGCTTTAAGAGTTTCTAGTTTAATACTTAGAACATCTCTTGTGTTTAACGGTCTATTGATTATTTGGTTTTCAATAGTAGGAGTCACAACCTCAACTGTAGCACCTAAAGAGTCACCTTTAATAGTATCTTTGCTACCAGTTAAATATGCATTGTAGGTTCTTAAACTAAAGTTATTCATATTAGTATCACCTAACTCGTCTATACTACCTTCACCCCAGTTATCCATTTGATCTTCACCAAACTTTATCCCAACAGCTGCACGTCTAATCATTTCAGCTCTGTTATTAGTTTGAGTAGAAGCTAGTTTTAAAATTTTATTAACTTTATACCTTTGCACTTTTAACTGTACATCTGGACTATTTTCATACTCATCGTTAGAGATACTCATTTCTGATAAAAGTAAAGGTAATTCACCTTGACTAACAATCTCGCCATCAGTCATTTGTATCATTGCATCTGTCATACCTCTAACTTCAACTAAACCTAGTTGATCCATACCTCTAGTAAAACTTCTTACATCACCTGCTTTGAAAAGTTTCCTCACTTCAGGGTATGTTTGCTCTAATAGTTGTTGTAACTTCTGTTCTCCAATAGGTAATTGTTCTAGAGGGACAGGTTCCATACCTGCCAAACTTCTCTGTAGATTCATAATCTCAAATGGAGTACGATCATATGGATCCATATTAGCTAGCTCAATTACAAATGGATGGTATCCAGTAATCTCACCGTTTGGGTTTAGTTTAGTAATACCAGTTTTAAGAGGTTCATAAACACTTGTGTCATGTGAATTGATTAGTGTTGTACCTAAGACATCCCCATTTTTTGAAGTAATAAGTTTCTTAGCCTCGGTTTTAGAAAGTGCGAGATTAACTAATTTCTCATCTACCTCTGATGCTTTAGTGGTACTTTTGACTACACCTTTTGAAAATTGGTTCTTGCTAGTGTCCCAGTAAAACTCAGAGGTTTTAATGTCATAAGTATTTATTTCTGTTAATATAATTTTATGAGCTTCTTGTAAATACCAAAGCTTACCAGCACCAGGGGGAGGTCCATTACCATCTGCATCTTTGTGACCTATTGTTTCTAAGTTACTAGCTAAAGGAAGTAATTTTGCCTGAGCAAATTTAATTCTATTTTGTAGAGAGGAGTTAGTAGCACCTTTAAATATAGTGAGAGTCTGGGCAATAGACGATAGCTCGTCAGAATATGCTTGTTTAAAATCCTTTATCTGGGCATTTGCTTGGTCTGTAAATAACCAAGACTTATCGTCAATTTGATCCTTAAACTCTTCCCTTGCATTAGCTGGCCAATGCTCAATCAAATGTCGAGGTATAAAACCATACTCCTCTTGGTAGTTTACAGCTTCTTTCCTAGCCTTTCCTAAGCTAGTATATTCTGGTTTATAACCTTTGAGGTTTGTTGCAGCCCATGAATACCAACCTGTAGTATGACCATATTTATCAAATAATACAGCTACATCCGCATCAAATTGAGTTTGATCATAACCCTCTTCAGAGTTATTCAACTTTGATTTAAGATCAGTACCTTCAATTTTTAACATATCACTTTCTGCTTTATCAAGCTTCATAGCGGTTGAAATAGATTTCTCTAAAGCTTCTGCTCGAAGAGTATCTAAATCAAAAACACCTTTGCCCCATTCTGTTATTGATTGTTGACCTAATCCAGGAATAGTTAGTTTAGTATTCGTTAGGAAATCATCAAAAAGTAACCGACCTTCATCATCTAAAAGTGCATAAGCTACTTTTATATCTTCAATTATCTGTTTTTTATTAGCTATGTTTGGACCTTCGTTACCAGTTCCAGCCCTGAAATGTGCATTAGAGCCTACTGAAAACATGTTCTCAAAACTTTTCACCAGCAACTGTTCATTTGCTGAAAATGTTTCAGGGTTATCGTCCCGATCTAGGACATCAAGATCTTCTACAAGATTGTAGAATTTAACTGACCTATCACGTATCTCTTGTTGAGCAGTAGTCTGGACATTTTCTTTAAATTTATTTTCTCTATATTTATTAGTTTGCTTTACAACATCACTTGTTAAATATTTATTAACTACTTGGGATTTCATCCCATCAGGAGTATGAGCTATTACATATTTAAACTCTAAGTGATCTTCAACAGCTTTTTGTTTAATAGGATTAGTGTATGAATTATACTCACTAACTTTTAAAGCTACTTCCTCACCTCTTATCTGTATGGTAAATTCATCATTATAATGTTCTGAATCAGCATTAGTTGGTTGATCAATAAACCAAGCTAGATAACCTTCAGCAGACTCTTTCATTGCAGCTGTCTGGTACCCATAAGCTACATTACGACCTAGTTTCCTGATGTTCTCAGCTCTCATCTGTTCTTCCAGACTTAGCTTATGTTTTGCAGGATCAAAGTTTAAAGCCTTAGTCACCTCATCATCCAAGTTAGCCATCTTAAGTTCGATGTCTTTAACTTGTTTTTCAGATAAATCTACTTTTGCTTTTGCTTCCTCGTCACCAGCTTCAGCTGCTCTATGTAGGTCTATACCTTTCTGTCTACCGTCCTCAATCGCTTTATTAGTGATAAATTCGGTAGAAACTTTTAATGCGTTTTTAAAATGCTGACTATTTTCAGCTAGCATTTTTATCTCAAAGGCATCATTACCTTTTAACACACTATCAATACGCTGCATTTCAGTGAGTTGCTGATTAGCAGCTTTCTCATAGCCTTTAACTTCTTCGATACGTTTGTTATCTAAAGCCTTAGCTTTTTTTTCTAGATCTTTACTAGGGTCGTAAGTTTTTCTTCCACGAAACCCTTGGGTTTGTGTACTTCTTTTATAAGGCATTGTAATTAATTACTTTGTAATTGCTCCATAAGAACCAAAGCCAGCACTTACGCCAGACATGATAGCACCAAACATTGATGGTTTCTCAGGAGCTTTTTGTTTAATTGGTTTAATTGTTCCGAAAGAAGCGGTAGGTGCAAACATAGCTGAGTTAGATACAGAGTTCATCGCAGTATTATCAGCTGTGAACTGATCTAAATCAATACCAAACTTGTTAATACCATAAGATTTAGTAGCATCAAATACAGAAGCATCTATCTGTGCTTGTTCCATTCCAAATGCTCTCTCAGCTTGTTGTAGCTGAAGCATTAGAGACTGCCCTTGTGGCATACCACTGGCTAAAACTGTACCTTGTGCTTCAATAGATTTAGCTAAGTTTGTTTGGCTTTCAAACATAGCTTCTGTTATTTTTTCTTGTAATTCTTGTTGTGCAGCTGTGATTGCTCGTGATGCTTCGATAGCATTAATATCCTGCTGTTTGTAGAAGTTAGCCTTAGAAGCAGAATCTGTTGCAAGTTGCTGTTCAAAAACATCTAATTTACGTTGGTCATTATAAGCGGAAATTTGTATATCATTTAGATACTTTTGTTTAGCCATCGCATTGGAACGATTAACCGCATCAACAGCGGCACGATGCTGACGCATCTGCTCCTGTCTTGTGGCTATTGTTGTTCCAGCTCCTACTGCTATTGCGGCTACGACTGGGTGACACATAGTTTTATAAACTCGATTAGAGGTACACCATTATGAACATGGTAGTTAATAAATGTGAAGCCTAGTAATTTTAGTAATTTAATATGAGACTCATTCCGCATGTCAGCCATGTTATACATATAAGGATTAGGTAAACTATTTACCCAGCGTTTCGCTTCCCGCACAAATGTATGGGGGTATTCTGTACTGGCCTCAGTACAAAGCATCCATATAATGTTTTGTGGGGTGACACCTGCCACTCCAGCAGCCTTGCCGTTGGGAACCTTAAAATAAACACAACTTCCATTTATGGAATTATAATATGACTGGACACAAACTGCTTCTGCAGCCCATCCAGTTGTCTCTTCTACCTCACGTCTATCTTCATAGCGTAAGTTCAACCCCACACTTAGAGCTAACTCTGGAGTGCAGGGTTGTATATACTTACCTTCGTACATGTCTTCTTGGGTTATAATTGCCATCCCAGCTACCTGAGATTAAAGCGGTGGAAAAAGGGTCGGGTATTTTTACTTGTAAATTATATTTATCATTCTTTTTTTGTATGGGTACTCTAACAGACTTATTTAATTCTGAAGGGGGTTTACCAACATTAGCTAAACCTGCTGTCATTCCAGATTCATATTGAATATAATCATCAAATTCTTTAGTGACTGTACCACTAGAATCAGTATAAGTATTTTTAGCTGTTAAATGAAACTGCATTGGACCTGAAACACCTAACTGAAAGTTAAGTCCAGATATCCTTAAAGAACCATTAACATCATACTTATTAGCTTCAAGTGCTAAATGGTAATCTGGTAATTCTAATATACTTGTATAAGAATAACCTACAGCTATCTCCCATCCAGTCATATTAATCCCGTTAAATGTAGCACTATTGGTACCTACAGAATCTGCTTTAACAACTAATCCTGCTTGATTACCATTCAATCCTACTGCATAGAAATTAGTAGCACCTGTAGGAGTGTAACCATCAGCTGCACTTGCAGTGAAAGTTAGAACAGTTTTTTCAGGAGCTGTTGTAGTTTGAGCTGTATAAGTAATAGTACTTGGTATAAGCATGTTATCTAAACAAACATCAAACCATCTAGCTGTGTACTTAGGTGAGCCTACATTAGCTTCAACACCACCTACAGTATAACTGCTAGTAGCATTTGTATCTGTTACATACTCATGTCTGGATAACACAAAATCACTACCTTGTTTGGTTACTACATAGAAACTACCAGCACTATATAACATGTACTGCATAGTACCTGTTAAAGTCCAAGTGTACCAAGCTGACTGATCTCTACGTTCTCCAGCATCAAAGTATTTGTAATGGAAAATTTCTGATGAATTTTTTTCACCAAAAGTCACAATACCTAATGCAGCTGAATTAGCTGACAGTGTTACTTCTTTAGGTACAAACTCTGGTACAACTCTGGTTTGTTCTAGTATTTTTGGTGGGATATCATCATCAAGTATAGTTGCTTCAAATGCTCTAGTATATGCGGATACATTAGAAGTAAACATAACTGATGTACCCATGTCTCTAGGTTGTAAAGAGGCATCACATTCATAACTAGCTATTTTTTTTAAGCGAGCCGTTTTAGGGCTAAATATATCAGACTCAGTAAATAACAGGAATTGCCCGTTATCACTGAACATCATCATACCTTTCTGTATCTCAAGTACATGATTAACAAAGGCAGGTTTGATATCTGATACTGTAATATCAACAGGATTATCGTCACTTGCTGTAATTGCAGAGACAATAAATAAATTAAAATAGTCGCCTGGTCTACTAAGTACAATCTGTTCATCTGCAACAAGTCCTAATCTGTTTCTATGGAAAAATATTTTCTGTATTTCTTTACCATTAATACTAGGGAAAGGGTTAGTTTCTCCGTCACCTACTTCTCTATACTTCCAATAAAGATCATTACTATCAGCAGTAGCTGTAGTTTCATCTAACCTTTTAAATGTAAATGTACCATTACGATTATTAACTAAAGCATGAGGCATAGTATCAGGGTCCAAACCCTTAACCATAGGATCACTACCTGACGAGAAGTTGTCTGGTCTTACACATTCCTCCCATTTACCGCTACCTGATGAACCATTATCTGCTATAAATTTTACATAATAATTATCAGAGTCTGTGTTATCATCATTAGCTATTTGAGCTATGTAACCTTGTTTACATTGAGATGGTAATCTACTAACATCTTGTGCTGTATTACCAATAACATTCATGTTTTCATTAATAGCACCTCCAAGGAAACTAACCGTAGGAGCTGCAGTACCATGTAAATATAAACCACTACCAACAATCTCAGATGTTACGTTACTTACATTTGATACTCCATCGTGAAGGTTTTTAACTATCTTAGCCATACTTAGGCTACCTTCATCTGGGTTACGGGGACTCTTATAGAAAGAGATTCCAGCCACACCTTCATAAGTTTCAACTTCTTCAACTGCATCCACATTAACTGTGTAATTAACACCTTCAATAGTTACAGTATGTGACTTTGCTAAAGCTGTTGATTCAGATGTGGTTTTAATAAGACCTCCATCTTTTAGCGTGACTTGTGCTGTGTAACGTACCTTATAAATCTGTGTGTATCCTATAAAATCTTCACCAGCTCCTGAAGTTGTACCAGTTGTATTACCATCGTTATCAACAGTACCTGTACTACCGTCTTCCCAGTTATACCTTTGTTTCTCTACATAACTAGCAGCGTTAACAGTTACATGTCCTTCAATGTTTTCACAAGCTGAATCACTAAATGAAAACTGACCTAAACCAGCGTATCTACTATCGTCTTCTGAATCATCCCATGTATTACCAGTTTGTGTATTACCAGAAGGTGATCCACTTTGCTTAGTTACACTTAATGCTGTAACTCTGTAGTAAGTATTGGGTGTTGGTGTAGTACCTGCATATAATATATACTCAGTATTATAAGCTATAGTATCTAACCTAGCAAAAGCGTAGTTCCCACTGTTGAGAGGGCTGTGAGTAACACCAGTCGTACCAACTGTTTGTTTTGGGTTGGTAATGACCGTAGTATCTTGTATGGTTTGAATAGCATAAGGCTTAGTTGTTCCTGTTTGTTGCATGTAATCGAACAAAGCATCACCGTTACCGTTAGTTAAACTCTGCTCAACACCAGTTAAAAGGTTCCAAATTCTTATAGGTTTGGTACCGCTATAACTAGATAATGCTGTCATTTGTGCTAGATATTTCTCATCTCCATCTCTAAGTATTTCATACCAATAACCATTGTCATTAGCATTAGTGAGTCGTTTAACAAACTCCCCAGCTGGACGTTTGACTAATCCAAAAGTCACGTCAGGTACAGCATTATCACATACTCTCACCTGTCCAGGAAATTTAATTGTGTCGGGCTGTTGTGATACTCCCCCTAGAAAGTTAGGAATACGTTGATTAATTGCTGCCATTACCTTCTTTGTAGAACTTTATATGGTCGATAAACAGTACTAGCATTTGTCCTACCTTCTTGGTTGTTGAAGATATTGTAGTCACCTTGGTTGGTGTCATACTCTAATGCTGTAGCCCTTGCTTGAGCCTCATCTTGTGCGATGAGTTCAGCTGCCTCGGGGTTGTTTACCATGCGGTTAGAAGCGATCCTAGCGGCTCTCACGGTGATGTAATCTCTGAACACCTGTGGTATATCACCAAATTCTATCATCCATATTATATCAACATAGATTTTACCACCAGATGTGTTTGTAAATTTATAAGTGTGATCGTGTAAATCATATAATTTTGGAATACCGTTATGAGTTTTTCTAATAGTATCAAAAGCATCTGGGTGACGGAATCTGTTGAGATCTATTTGTAAAACATTAGCGGGTATAACAACCTCATCATTGGTGTTTAAAGTGATGGGGTATTGTGTTTCAGTATTGAATTTCCAACCT